GGTTTCCGCATCGCGAAAAAAAGCCATGACCAAACCCCGAAAACCTAAACCCCCACCAACTAGAGAGTTATGGGGAATCAAGGAGGTTGGCGTTGAGCTTGGTATCAACCGGGATCAAGCGCGGAGCTTATTGGTTGCAATTCCGATTGCAGAAAAAGACGGCCAACGAAACCTTTACGATAAGGAACTTGTGTTGGCCGCTGCAAAAAATCGCGCCAAGAAAAACGAGGCCGACGAGGGTTCAAAGGAATGGTACGAGATTGAGAAGATGAAGCGGCAGATTGATAAGCTTGATTTTGAGCTTGAGGTCAGCAAAGGCAAATACATCTCGATCGAGGAAGTTCGTCAAGGATACCTGGCGCAAGTTCTAGCAACCCGAAAACACTGGCTTGAAATGGTTGAGAAGATGCCTCCGCTTCTGGCTGGGTTGTCGCCCTCATCCATGCAGGTAAAGCTAAAGGATTACGTCAACGAAGCGTTTGAAAAACTCAGAAGCCATCAATTTAGCACAGCAGACCTTAAACGAATGCTCAAGAGCGTTTGAGATAGGTTTCAAGCCGTTTGATGACTCAACGGTTTACACCTGGGGCGAGAAAAATCTACGCCTCAGAGAATCACCCTATGGCAACCAATTTAAACCTTCCGAGACTCCATGGCTCAAGGAACCGCTTTCCTGTGTAAACGATCCAGAGGTTGAAACCATTGTTCTGAAGTGCGCGGCTCAAACCGGGAAGACGATCTCCATGCAGGTTGCTTCTGCTTATGCATTAGCCAATTACCCGGCGCCGACGATGATCGTGATGCAGGATGAAGAAGCGGTGAAGGACTTTGCAAAGGAAAGGATGCTCCCAGTCATTGAGTCATGTCAGCCGCTCAAGGATCAATTCCCAAGTGACCGCCACCGGAAAACAAACACAGAAATTTTCTTTGCATCATGCACCCTGAAGATGGGGGCAGCAAACAACAACTTCCTTCGCTCATGGTCGATACGATGGATGTTTGGGGATGAGGTGTCAGCATGGAAGCCCGGAATGGTCAAACGTGCCAGAGCAAGAACAACCCGTTACTGGAACCGCAAGCTCTGGTTTTCTTCAACACCAGAGGATGCCGGCGATGATTTCGACATGGAGCACCAGAGCGGAACTTGTGAGGTTTGGTCCTTGAGGTGCCAGGGTTGCGCGGAACTGTTTGAGCCATCGTTTTATAATTGCGTCAAGTGGGATACATCCGACGAGGTGAAGCCCGGCGGTGAATGGGATTTTGAGAAACTGGCTCCAACGGTCCGCATGGAATGCCCGCACTGCAACCACTCCCACGAAAACACTGAATCAAATTGGCGCTTGATGGTTAATGGGGGTGGATATATTCAGACCAATAAGAACCCAACACCAAAAACGAGATCCTTTTCATTCAACCAACTTACGCTTCCACCTTCAGTTATGCCGTGGTCATCACTTGTGGTGGACTTTTTGAAGGCAAAGCGAGCTGCAGTGGGCGGGTTCATTACCCCGCTTCGGGAATTTGTGACGTTGCGATTGGCAGAGACCTGGAAAGAATCTAATCACATCGACGTTGAAAGCGTGGTTGCCGCCGCCTACGAGCCCACAGAGAAATGGGAGGATGAGACGCACCGGTTCCTTACCGTGGATTGCCAAAACTACCTTGAGGAATTTTGGGCCGTTGTTGCGTCCTGGGCACAAGGCGGGGCTTCCAGGAGGTTGGCGTTCAGGCGCCTGACAACATTTGAGGAGATCGAAGCCTTGCAAAAAGAATTCGACATCGCGCCTCAACGAGTGTTTCTTGATGTTGGTTATCAGCGCGAAAAGGTTTTGCTGGAATGCGGCAAGCGTGGATGGATGGGGATGCGTGGTGAAGACAGGGATTATTACGAGCACAGCCTTCCGAACGGCAAGCCGATCAAACGGGTTTACTCAAAGCCAACACGTATTTCGTCAACAGGACGTACCGCACCGCCGGTGTTCCGTTGGTCAAATCCTTCCGTCAAAGACATTTTGCACCTCCTTAAAACCGGACGCCTTCACCCTTGGGAGGTGTGCGACCTTGGAGACTTGGCCGACGACTACGCCAGGCAAACAGATTCCGAAAGGAAAATGGAACACATGGATCGAAATGGCCGACCAAGAACAATGTGGAAGCAGATCCGCCGAGATAACCATGCTTGGGACTGCGAATGCATGCAAGTGGTTGCGGCGCTAATAGCAAAACTTTTCATAGAGCACACAGAACACACTGCTGACAATTCTGAATAATTTCCATTTTGCCCATTTATATGATGGGCAACGTCAAACCATTTCTCCGCCTTCAGAGCGACGCCTGGCTCCTTACCCTACGGGATAAGGTGGCCGACGCTATTTTAAACAACTCCGTAACCATCGCCTTTTCAAACAGTTCTCAAAGCGGAACCAAGCAAATGGTGATGAATCCTGTTGAGCTTTCAGCTCAGTTAACGGACGTCCTAATCGAAAAATCTCTGGTCAGCGGAACCAAATCAACCCGTATGACGTTTGCCCGGTTCGGACGATGAGCAACATTCTTGACCACAGGGGCAACCCGATAACCCGGCAGACGCAACCGAAGAAACGCGGATACATCGGAAACTATTACCGAGGCGCGGAGGTTGGCAGGTATCGTACTGCACTCCCCTACAACGTCTCTGATTCAAACAGCACTCTCAACAAGGGAGTTCGCCGCAGGTTGATGGGATACGCCCGGTGGATGTATGCAAACAATGGGACGGTTCAAGGCGCAATTAACGACATGGCTCGTTATTCGGTAGGAGCCGGGCTTAGACCTCAATCATTGGCCGGGAATTTTGCATCAGAGTATGAGGATTATTTCAAGGAGTGGGCGAAGGTGGCGGACGTTGCCGGGGTGTTCAATTTCTGGCAGATGCAAAAGATCGCAAGCATCCGAATGGATGTTGACGGCGACCTTGGTTTCCTGATGGTCAATAACTCGTTTCCCCAGCTTCAACTTAGGGAATCCCATGTGATTGAATCCGAAGACAAGAAAATCCTTGATCACGACGGGGTAACAGCAAACAAATTCGGGAAACCTGTTGCTTACAGCTTAAGAGACGGAGAATCCTTCCGGTCAGTTTCGGCAAATGATTTTATACTGGTTTACGATCCTGATCGGGTGATGCAATTGCGCGGAATCACAGCGCTTGCACATGCCGCCGATCATATCCGAGACCAGATTGAGATCCTGGAATATGAAAAAATTGGCGTTAAAATGGCGTCTGCCATCGGGATCGCCATTAAATCAGAATCCGGTGTAACCGATGATGGCGAGGCACTGATTGAAACAGGTTACACCGCCGCCGACACTGGCAACGTGCCTTGGGAAACGTTCCAGGCCGGTATGGTTCCACGGCTAAGGATTGGCGAATCCATTGAATCATTTGCCAGCAACCGGCCAAACGCAACCTTTACCGGCTTCATCGAACACCTTACCCGTGAGGTTTCATTGGGACTTGGATTGCCATACGAGTTCGTGGTTGACCCAGCCAAGCAAGGAACCGCTTCAAGGTTTATTCTTGAGAAAGCACAGCGACGATTTGAGGAACGACAGGAAACACTTTGCGCCAAATTCTGCAACAGGGTTTGGGGCTGGGTGATCGCGTCGGGAGTTAAGCGCGGCGATATACCGCCGAGCGATTCTTGGTATAAGGTCCGCTGGCAAGCTCCAAAGAAAATCACGGTCGACTACGGAAGGGAATCAAAAGCCCATGCAGACGCCTTGAAACTTGGGACACGAACACTTTCAGAGGATGCCGGTGAACGTGGCCAGGACTGGCAAGAGCTTCGCAATCAAACCGAGGCCGAAACCATTGACCTTCTCGACCGCGCTCAACGCATTTCTGAAAAATACGGAATCAAAATTGATGCCGCCCTAAACCTATTGTCCCAACGTCAACCAAACCCAACTTTTGATAACAATGATCAACCACAAGCTCCTACACAAAATAACGAATGATCTCTGGGCGATAATTCCGGAATACCTGCAAACGCTCTGCATTTCGGTAATGGATCCGCGAGAAATGCGCGGATCCAACGACCCAAACCAGAAATACATCATGCGCGGCAGCGTTGCGGTTGTTCCTGTTCACGGTGCGCTTGGCAAAAACCTAGACGACATCGACAAGAAATGGTTTGGGATGACCGATTACAATGACGTTGAAGATGCGATGACGGGCGCATCGGATGACCCGAACGTGTCCCACATCCTGATGCACGTTGATTCACCAGGTGGAACAGTTGTTGGCCTTCCGGAGCTTGCCAAAAAGATCAGAGGCATCGAGAAACCGGTCACAGCATACACTGAAGGCATGGCCGCTTCTGCTGCATATTGGTTAGCTGCCCAGGCGGATCATGTGATTGTGAGCGAGTCCGCAAGCGTTGGGTCAATTGGTGTTTATGTGGCGCTACTTGATCAATCAAAATGGCTTGAAAACCTGGGTCTGAAAGTCAACGCAATCAGCGCCGGGAAACACAAACTTGACTACGCAGGGTTCAAGCCTTTGGCGGAAGATGCCAGGGAACGCATGCAAGCCAGCGTTGACAAATGGCACGCCAGGTTCAAGCAGGAAGTCAGCATGAAACGCTCGATTCCCGAAGGAAACATGGAGGGCCAAACATTTGAAGGAGTCGAAGCCGTTGATGCTGGACTGGCTAATGGTGTGATCAACAGCATGTCCGAGCTTTTGACGCTCCTCTAGTAATTTCCATTTTATCCCATATGGGTAAGATGAAGAAACTATTCGGCAAACATCTGGACCTGATCGAAGCGAACCAAAGCATCGCGGTGCTTGAGAAAGACCTCGAAGCTACCACAACTGAACGCGATCAGCTTCGCGCCGACATCGAGGCGCTGAAGGAAGCCCACCAAAAGGAATTGGGCGACCTGAAGGCAGAGCATACAACTGCACTCGAAACGGCATCCGCCCAAATCAACGACCTGACTAACAAGGTCGCATCTCTCGAAGAAAGCAAAGTGAGCGCCGCACAGCAAGCCGCAGACATTGTGGCAAAGCAAGGCGTTGAGGCACCAGTCGAGGACAAACCGCAATCCGAAGCCAAAGAGGACAAAAACCTTGATGAGCTTTGGGCTGAACATAACGCGCTAAGCAACTCGAAAGAGAAACGCGCATTCTACCTCGAACACATCAAGCCTCAACTCTAAATAGCTAATGGCAAACACGTTAAACGGCA